AGCAACCCCCGTTAGGCTGTCAGTACAGTCATCTACGCCTTTTTCATGGTAGACCAAGTTTCTGGAGTACGTAGCTGCAATAGGATAAGGTCTTAGAGACGAGTCAAGCCACGCTGTACGAGCCATTGAACCGTAGCTCCAAACATTTTCCTCATAGTTATATATTACATAACGGTTGATTGTAGGACTACCCTCTGTGCAATAGAACCACCAGACTTCATTAAAGCCTTCGTTGGTACTTGCAAAAATTTGCCCAAATTGATCGCGGTTAATGTCATTGTAGATAAACCTAAGCAAGTCACAACGCAATGTTTGAACCCGGCCATCGTACTTGTAGAACTTATCCTGACCCATCCAGTAAGCTGTACCACTTGTAAAAACTGCCGCATTAATACTAACAATAGAGATGTTGTCAGACAGAATCTGAGAACCCCAAACGTAAGGCGCGCCCAAATACTGAAGCGAGTAAAGTGCCGCGTCGGAAAAAACCAAAATTTCTTGGCGAGCTTGCAATACCGCTTGAATAGCAGAGCCGTGGGAGAGTCTAAGGCCACCAGCTTGATTTGTAGCTGCGGGCGTCCAATTAGTCAAACTTTCTTGGTCAGACCAACGTATTACCATAGGGTCATAGGTTGTACTGAGGTACTCGTTAGTCCCAAAAGCAAACGTAAACCGGCTAGCGTCAGACACAAGCAAAGTATTTTGGGTTAGCGGAACATCCGATGCACCGGCCAAGTCCGACACGGGTATGGCGCGGATTGAAATGGTTTGAGTTCCATCGCCCGCAGAAGATGTGTTTATTACCGTTATCGCACCCATCGTAGTAGCGGATACTGAACCGCCCACACTAACTGTATAAGTGCCAGCCCCACCCGTAGTCCCCGTAAGTTGTACCGTTATAGTGCCAAGAGATAACTGATTATCCCCTGTTCCAGTATAGTAATAAACCGACATACCAATTGTCAAAGTTCCAGTAACAGAAATTACAGTCAACGTTGTTGATGAGCAACTAGCAAACGGATAAATAACTGTTGACCCTACGGATAAGTTAAACGTGGTTGAAGTTAAATACCGGGTGTAATACACAACAAGCGGCGCTAACCCTAATGGAAGTGCAGGTACTGGGGCTAATGCAGTAGCCGTAGTCTCAAACATGATCGCCGTGTTGTCCGGTATAGGCGTAGTCGTGTTAGAGGTTAGCGTTACAACTGTAGGGGACGCATTGGATATTGTTACCGTGGTGGGCGCAGCCAATGCGGGAGCCGTAGTGGCATTCCATAGGTACATAATCCCAAGTTTTGGTCCCAGTAAAAGATTCTGACCAAAGTTGTACTGCGTCCATAGCTTAGTACCAGTATTGGTTGCTGCTGATCCCAAACCGCCCCAAGCTCCACTGCCCCAAAATCCGCTGCCCCAAGCTGAAGATGTATTGGTAATGGTGTTGCCTACATTTAATAAGTATGCAACATAGGCAACACTCCCCCCGCCTGCCCCGTTGTTATTAGCGGTTTGATTTGCAACTACTGTGTATGTAGTGGCAGAAGGTAAAGAAACTACTTGGTATTGCCCGTTTAAAGTAACACCGTTAAACGCTGACACTCCAGAAAAAATGACGTAGTCACCGATATAGGGGTGATATGTAGCGTCCGTTACTGTGACTGTCGCTGACCCATTTACAGTTGTTATTGGGTTATTACCTAAGATGTGTGAACTAATTACTGGTGTAACATCGTAGTAGTTGTCAGTGCTATTGGTTGTTCTTTGACTGATGTAAAACTTTTCTTCCGTACCTACGCCTATAAGATTAGCGCCCGCCAAAGTGGTCCAGTTCCACAAAGACCTGCAAAGTCCTATATAAGTGTTTGCAGAAATCTGTTCCCACCCGCCAACCTTTTCGGGCGTGCCTTGGCGAAACCGAACTAGGTTGGACTCGTAGTAACCGCCCTCGTTGGTCAGGCGCGTATTTTCACGATTTACCCCCGGCTTTAACATGATACGCTGCAATGGCATGGTATGATCTCTATGATGGAGGTTAGTATGTCACATTACGTGTATGTATGGTACAAGCCAGACGGCACACCATTTTATGTCGGTATTGGGAAAACAGCAATCCGCTGGAATCCCAATAGACCTTGGAGCCAACGCAACCGTTTTTGTAGGGCTGTACTTAACAAGTACGGGCGTGAAAACATTTTATTCAGTGTCTTTGAGGTAGCCTCACTGTTCTCCGCATATAGGTATGAGCGTGCGCTGATACAGCGACTGGGGCGTTCTGACCTTGGGTTGGGGCCGCTGACAAATATAACGGCTGGAGGTGAAGGGGCTACCGAACTTGGCGACTCCGCAAGAAAAGTTCTACGGGATAAATGGGCACTAAATACTGCTAGGAAAGAATTGCTATCCTTACAGAGTCGGTCTGTAGAGAACAAAGAACGCGCCTTGCGCAGGGCTGCTGATCCAAACGATGCCTTTGCCAAACACGGTGCGACTACATGCGTAGCAATCAATGCTAGTCCCGAATTAACCCAACGCCGCATAGCTGCGCTGCAATCCGCTAGTTTCTTAATAAGTAAAGGCGTTCTAGCTTCAATGGAAAAAAGGCTAAAAACTATGCAGACGTTAGAGGTACAGGCAAAACTTAGAGCACCTAAGACGGCAGAACACAAAGCAAAAATAGGAGCCGCTAAAAAAGCGTACTGGGATAAAAAACGTGCAGAAAAATTAGACATGGTTTAAACAAAAACTCGCGTTCCCTGCCGGTCAATGATAAGCGCCTGACGCCGGGGTTCTGCGGCTTCTGTATTAGGGATGCTGATGTGCGTCCAGCGATCAAATTCTCTGATAATCTGGTCATAGGGTAAACCCGCAGCAATGATGGCCCGTACAACGGAGTCCGGCGTCATTCCCGGTACACGGATGTCAGCCGCGCACCCAAGTCGATGTTGTGATCGGTCAGAACTACCAACAGCATCATTTACGGCCTTGGACCGAAACGCAGAATTAATCATCACAGGCTTTCCTCCAAGTACCGTTTTGACTTCTTCAAGAAATTGCGCCAGCCGTTGGAGGTTGCTGATCTCCTCCTGTTTTGGAGAATTGTCTAACGTCCGGTGGTCGGTATGGGTCAGTTCTTCAATGGTGAAGTGTTTACTTAGTTGTGTCACTGTTGCTTCCAATCTTGATGCCTGTAATTAGTCCGATAAAACCGCCGATGATTGTCTGAAAGGCTGGGCCTACAATCTCAAAAAGTTTGTTGTTGTCAACCTTCTCGTCAAAAAACCCAAGAACAAAAACCGACACCATTGCCATCACTGTAGCTGCCAAAGTAACCGATGCGATAAGGGTCACCCAGCTTGACAATTGCTCTTTGTTCATTTCAAGCTACCTTTCATGGCTTCGGTCTTGTCTTTGCTAGATTTGGAGCTACCGTAGAAGAAACTGATGATGGTAGCCACCGCTGTGCCGAGTAAAAAACCCAAGATGATGTTGCCAAAGTCTTTGCCGCTTGCAGGCACTGTACCGAAGGTAATGGCGAAAAAGTAGGCCATCGAGCCTACGCTCCAAAACCACGCAAACCAGTAGATGAAATGCTTGGCAAACAGATCGTCCTGCTGCAAAGCGACTTCCTGCATATGCCGTGCGCTGTCCCTGTCGGCGTTCTCCAACTCAAACTGCTTAAGGTCTAGTTCAGCCAGCTTTAGCGCCGCATCTGGGTCACCAGCAATAGCTTTTGCCACCGCCTCGACGCTGTCTTCAACACCAAACTTGCTGGCGATAGCAGACACAGCAAGACCCCCAAGAGGGCCACCAACGGCGGTAGCAACGGCAGGGGCAATGCCCTTGAGCAAATTGAGTAGAGTTTCCATTTCATGCCTTCATAAAATCAACGTATTCCATCGTGCCCCATGCCACCAAAGTCACTAGACCAGCGCCAGCAATGGCTAACAGCACCATCGTGATGGCTTCCTCGATCTCTTGCTTGCGCTTGGCCTTGGCTTTCTCCATCGCAATTTCCTCATACTTGCGTTTAGACACGATGTTGTTGCGTTCCACCATTATTGCTTGCCAGACATCAGCTTGGCCTGACCAGATCAGGTGCTGTTTAAGTTCATCTTCTGCATCCTGCAGCATCTTGGCGTGCATGACAGACTCAAACGCCTTGGCAGTATCAGACTGGCCGAACGTCTTCTTTGGCTGGGACGCCGCCTTAGCTACAACGTCCTTGGCCTCAAAGAATTTCATCAGGTCACCACTCATGCCTTGGATGTCCTTGCCCATCTTGATTGCGGCTTGGATACCTTTTATAGCGGCTTGCGCCGCAGCAAAAGCGGTAAAGGGGTCCATGATTAATTTTAAGCTGTACGCTTCCACATATAAACGGTGATATACGGCTGGTAATTGGCGTTTGTTGCGTAATAGCCAGTAGCAACTACATTAACTGAACCAGCAGGAGTGCCACCAGAAACTGATGAGGTCGTGGTAGATCCATAACTAGTATTTAAATCCGCACCACCACCACCACCGCCGCCGCCTGCAGCGCCAGAAAATGTATGCGCGTGAGCAGCAAGTGCAGTACCTGTAAATGTTGCCGTATGCGTATGGGTTACCAACGTAGCATCAGCACTACCCCCAGTTTCTTCAACCACATCAAACAAAATATTACTAGAATCAAAACCTACAAGTACACGACCCGCACCAAACGCTGCCCATGTACCAAAACCAAACAATGTACTGGGGTTGGTAGCCACTACGCTCATATAGATAGACCCAACTGGATACGCTGCTAACGCTAAATTGGATGTAACTTTTACAAAGTCACTACCGTTCCATGTGACAACGGCGCTTTCACCATCTAACAAGGTAACGCCAGTAGTTGCGGAGCCTTTTACAGTCAGTAAATACCCACCGGTACCATTATTAATGATATTGTAAGACTTACCGTTAATAGGTGACCCACCAGAATTTGTAGTCGGTAGGATAAGGTTACGCGCCGCCGTCTTAATGCCAGAAATAATTAAGGTTGCATACTGTGCGGTGCTACCTGTAGCCCCAGTAGATACGATGTTTGTTGTTGAGCTAGTACCTGCGGTACTCGCAAGTGTTATATCAGCACCAACAATCGTAATCGCCAGTCTACCTGCAATAGCGATATCCACGTAGGAGGTCAAACCATTATCAGCAATTTCACCCCAAGTGCTAGCCTCGGTGCCAGTGTCAATAGTGGGTAAGCTAAGATTGGTTGTAGGTGAAAATGCCATGTGTTACCTCAAGTTTGTATCTGTGTCCATATAGGAGATTGGTTGTTCTGAATAACGTTCCAGCCAAGATAAACCCAGCCATAGTTATTACCTGCATCAACCGTACCTAGTGCATTAGTAGCTCTCCAAAGTGCCCCACCTGTAGCATTAGAATCTTGAATACTAATGTTGGTAGCAGTGTTAGTACCACTAGCAGCCGAGATTGTAGCTTGTGTACCGGAAGTTGTAGCCCGCAGATAAACTTGATTAGTGCCCGGAGTTAAAAATGACCCAACAACACTAGTTGTGCCGGATTGTAGCTGTAAAGTTCCGTTTGTCAGACTCAAAGATTTGGTAGACGCCATAGTTAGAGCGTTTTGAAATGCCCATGTCCCGCTCACTCCGTTAAAGTTCAACGGGCAATTAAAGGTTCGCCCCGGTGTAGTAATAGTACGTGGAGTAGCGTTGGTAGATGCAAAAATTAACCCAGAAGCTGATGTAGCTCCGTAGGTAACATTAGAAGGGATAACTAGGTCTCCAAACAGGGTAAAGTCCGAACCAGAATTTATCGTGCCAGTAAACCCGGTAAAGTCAAGCGTCCTGTAGTATCGGTTATTTGTGCCGACAGTGACGGTGTCCGACCCGTTCGTGACATAAATATTTAATGCTTTGCCCTCTGTACCCGTGGCGGACGTAGGGCCAAGTATGGTGCGAGTACCGGTTGTAGGTGCGCCTGTAACTTCAATACGTGATGTCCCAGTGTAGGTAAACCCTGTGCTTGAACCAAAGTCAACCACCGTTTCAGTGCCTGCTAAGTAGTTAGCCATAATCTTACCGGAAGTGCCAAAAGCAATAGACCGCGTATTGGCATTACTGGAACTAAATATTCCTGTAGTCAACGTGTAGTTGTTTAAATCTAATGTGCCTCTAGTCAGCGTAGTAGTAATAGTATTGCCAAGCGTCAAAGCACTTTGTAGCTGCCAAGAGCCGCCTACACCGTTAAAGGTGAATGGACGGTCAACCATCACACCCGCAGTGTTAATAGTTTTTACCCCTGATGTTGCAGCAAACGTAAGCGTGTTAGTTGACGCTGAAATATCTGCCATGTTGGTTGAAAACTTTAAACTACCATAAATAGACAAAGACGCAAACGCCATCGTTCCACCAAATCCAGTTGGGTTTGTGCCGTCAGTAAAATCCCAGTCACGGTATGATCCAAGAAGCGACAACGTGCCCGTACCGCCAGTAAACCTAAATGAAATACTGTTGGCTTCAGTGACTGCCGTTGCAGTAATTGTTCGTGATGAGTTGCTTGAATCTGTACAGATAATCAGCGGCGTACCAGTGATCGTCATGGTTGTATCGCCAGTAAAAATTACTCCTATACCACTTAAAGTAATTGTGTTTGTACCGAAAGCAAGCGTACCTGTATAGTTGTTGCAGGTTAGGGTCTGAACTGTTGGGCTAATGTTTAGCGTAGCTGTGACGGTGCCTGATGCGCCGTTAAAAAATACATCATCTGTACTTATTGGAACAGATGCAGGAGTGGTAAGTCCGTCTGAGGTAGACGACCAGCTTGCGGTGCTATTCCAGTTTCCAGTAACACCAGCGGCCCAATAACGATCAGTCATATTTACCCCACAACAGTGTCATTTGCGGTTATCAATTTGAACTCCTGATAAGCGCAGTAGTTGAGGTGTTAGCAGGCATGGTGACTAGGAACGTAGTTGTTGAGGTCTTGTCTGAGCCAAAGTCTATGACCGCAATTGCCCGACTGGCCTTGGTTACGTTATAGATCAAAGCGCATCTTGCAGTCAAAGTTGAAGTCCAGCTTGTGTTTGCCCAATTCACATAGGCCGTGTAGTCGGAAGAGCTTATGGCAACGCCCGCAAGTGTGTTTCCACCGGCTGTATACCCAGACGCTACAACCTCATTAGTGGCGCTGTAAACCGTGGTATCTTCATTTAAATCTGCATTACCCGTGTATAAAGCTATCTTGAGCGTGTCCGTGGACAAGTCATGGATGCCCTGATACAACTCCTTCTTGAAGCTGGTGGTCTGGGTTTGAACTATGCTCATGTAACCGCCGCTTCAAATGTATTGGACTTGCGCACGTTATCTACTCCGGGTATTACTTGTAAATTGTAGGGCGTGTGAAACCCAGAAACAAGTTTTCCTTGCAGGGGGAGTACGTGATCTACATGCCAAGCAAACCCAAAAAGTTCTGTCCGTAGTGTAGCAAGCTCGTATGCCTGCTCAATCATCCAGTAATCATCTGTCGTAAGCCATGCAGGAGTACGGTTAGCTTTTGCCAAACGCCGCTTTACCGTATTGGCGTTCACCTTGCCTTTATTGTTAGCTTTGTTCTTAGCCGCATACAGCTTAACTTTTTCAGGGTTTTTTGCGCTCCATGCAAGAATAGAAGCACGGCAGCTATCTCGGTTTTCTTTGCGGTACTGAACGTCACATTTACGTTTTTTTTGCGCCATCTCTGGCTTTGCCATCATTTTTAAACGGTCTTTGTGTTGTTGAGCCTTTGTTCGCTCTGGATTGCTAGCTCGGCTACTTCGTAAATGTGCTTTACTACACTCAACGCACGCGCCAGATACGCGCCGAAGCCCCTCAAGTTCTGGGTGCTTAGCGCACGCCGACCCATAGCATGTGGGTAAACCCGAGGCTTTTGCTTCTTGACGCGTATGCTTTTTCATGTTACAGCTTGGCGGTAAGAGCCACTTCTATACTGATCCTGTTTCTCCATGCCATCACCCAGACGTTTGGCAAGGGCCAAAGCTTCTTTATACTTTGCGTCAATACCCATAACAATATCAGCCTCACCCTTCATGTAGGTGTAAGCCTCTACTAGTGAACCGTACAGCAGCACGGAGTCAAAGTTATCACCTAGCCATGTAGTATTGGCTGTTGTGATTGATGTTGGGTAATAGTAGTAATGTAGTTCTAAGTTATAGTCAATATCTGGCGTGGGACCGACAATTATTGACAGTTCATTGGTTATCGTTGAAGAAACTATTGTGGGACCAAACAGCGCGTAATACTTTGGTGTTCCCGTACTCGTTGAATTTGGGTATGCTTCACGGATAAAGTTAACGTCTTTGTTTAAAAGGTACGTGTAGTCCCCGGTGGCCGAAATAACAGCAAATGAATATGTGGCTAAAAAATCATCTGGACAAGAAACATATTTATTACTGGCTGTTGCTGACCCAGTTACGTTTTTACGTAACGATGGAAACTGAACCGTGTTGTAGATGCGCTGCTCTGCCTGCGTAATGAACGTGTTCATCGCAGTTGTCGGGAACGTATTCTCCGTGTAAGTGGAGATCGCTGTGACTAGAGCAGCGTAGTTCATGCCATTGGGCCTCGGGCCATTAAGCCTTTAGTAGCTGCGCCAGTACCACGGACTTTGATGCCAGTTGTCTTGACAGGCTCATTGCCAGCGGATTTACTGACTGAACCAATAGCTACGTCAAGATTTTCCAGCTTGCTTTTGTTTGGTGGGAAACCGGGATTAGTACCGAATCCTTGTGGAGCTTTAGTCATTTTCTTTCCATCCATCGTATGTGGTTCTGCATAAACAGCAGCAGGGCCAACTTCCTTGCCGCCCTTTTTCATGCTATAGGCCATGATTTAGCCTGTCTTTTGGTTAGCTGCGCGAGACAGATTACGCCCCACACGCATACGGTCATCCGTGGTTGGACCACCTTTTTTGAGCTTCAAGGAAGTACCTTTACTACCCTTATGCACTTGAGCATCGTGCTGTTTAAAGGCTTTTTTAATCATAGCCTTGTCTTGTGCTTTATCAGATTTACCATTTTCCATGATGGACTCCTATGAAACCGTTACCGTTACTGTGCCAACACTTGTGGTTCCTACCAAGTAATTGGGTGTTAAAACCGCGTCAAAGCTACTAGCCCCGCCTATAGGTGCCCAGCCCCATTGAATGTCTCTAGAACCCCCAGATGGGTAGCCATTAACGTCTGTGCCAGATGTTACATACGACGTATCAGGCCTAGGTTCACGTACAGCCTGTGGATCGTTTACCGGATACAGTCCTAATGATAACTGAGGTTGGTCCGGGTCCCAACAGGTAGGACAGACTTTAATGTTAAATAGCTTTGTCTTAATGACCTCTTTCTTGAGTTCACTAAGTTTGTAGCGTTGTCCACATCGATCACATTCAGCAATCGAGTTCTTGCCAGAAGCGTACTTACTAGGCATGTTCTATCTCAGTAGAAAAGCTGCCTAGGTACAAACCTGTCAGAAGATTTGTCTCTATCTTCATCCGCTGCCAATGTCCATTGCTGTTCGTATTCCTGTTTTAAGAACATAACACGATCAGGGCTTGCATCTGGCCTTTTGGCGGCGATGTAAAACGCTAACCCTGCAACCATGCAAGGGATAAAACGGAACGGGATATCTTCAACATTCACGCCGTTACCTGCATCTTGTAAACGACGTAGACGCCAATAAACAAACGTGTACGCGCCGCCAGCATTAGGGGTAGGCCAGACATTGATACATGGAAGGTTCTGAACATAGATTGCCGCTGCCGCCGTATGCGCCGCTGCCGTAGTACCGTTCTGCCCACGAGTACAGTTAATAAGGCTGTTACCGTCCACGTTGGTGTAGCCAATCGTTTCAGAATCAATCTGTATAAACCCAGTAGTGGTCAAGCTTGATGCATTGCTGACAGTAATGGTTGTGTCTGTACTCGTGATCGTAGCGCCTAGCGTTACAGAAGTAGCATTGATCTGAGCGGATTGACGGTTAACCCATACCTGAATAGGCCGTCCGTTCGCTAACTTATTAGGGATCGTAGAGTACGTAGACTCAGAGATACGAGAAATGTTGATGTCCGTCTGGTTGCTAGTCGAGCCATTGTTTTGGCGCACAACGTGGTCCAGCAGGTCAATCGTGTCAGCAGGTAGCGGGTAGACCGCCTGCCCAGTGACTAAGGTAATAGTGCCTTCTTGGATGGTCCACAGGTTGATACCACGGTTAGCCCACTCAATCGTCA